GGATCGACTTTGACGACTTTACCCTCGCCATTGACCATCGTGACTAAGTTTGGATTTTCATCATCTGCGACTTTTTTGGTTTTCGATTCAGCCATCTCTCATTCCTTTAGTTGAACCGACTCGGGCGAACTAGCAGAACTCCGCGAATCGGCTCAAGTAAAACGGGGGACAAGCCCCCGTATAGTTTTAGCCTAGCAGAGTTGCGATGAAGTCTGATTTCCAGCACTTCACGCCAAACGCGACAGCAACTTCGATCATGGCCTTACGATAACCCTTATAGAATCGAACTTCGTAGACGATTCCGCTATTCGGGTCTTGAACCGTGATTGCATCATCAGCATTATCACCACCTTCTGGCACTGCCGGAGCGCGAACAGCGAGTTCGATCGCACGACGATGGAATGCCATATTTGCCGTGTAATCGTTGCCGATTGTCATTTCTGTCGTATCAGCTACGGTTGACCTGATTCCAGGCGCGCCGATCACGATATCGCCACTCGTCGCAACCAATCCGGTGTTGACGACATACTTGTTCACGGAATCGCCAGCAAACGTGACAACATCCCCAGCAATGATACCTGTCGTGTTGACCGTACCACCGTCTAGTGAAATGGTTGTCTGACCGACCACTTCGCCTGATCCGTTATTAATATCGTAACCTGTACCCGCACCTTTCGTATGCGATTGGACTTGTGCCGACTCACGCACCGCCAAGCCTTGCAGATCGAGCAAAGTGCCTTGACGTAACAGCGTATCGTTTCCAGCCTGATTGACTGATTGCAATGTTGAGAGCTGACGCAGATTTGTTCCGGCTAAAGTATTTAAGACCAGACTAGCCTGACCATCATTTGGCGGCATTCCGTTATCGACCAGAATCTGTCGAATCTCTGCGACTTCATCAAAGTTCGATCCGAATGGTGTTGTGCCAGCCGTCCCGAAAGCTCTGGATGCAGAGTTCTTTGCTTGTGTAGCAATCTCCACCTCCATCTCATTGGTCAAAGCTCTCATCGCTTGCGCGATCATGTCACCGTAAACCGTGTCGTAGCCAACACCATTATTCAAGTGCAGTTGATCTTCACCAGTGAACGGGATTTGAACAGCGCGAGACTTGTTGATGGTCAGAGTTTTGTTGTCAACCGTCTGATCGGTTCCTTGCGGAATCGTCATAGATTCAGTGACATCACCGACAGTCGATTCGCGTGTAAACGCGGCTCTTACAACGTCACCTTTTGCGGCACGCTCTGAGCCATTTGCATTGATTGTAACGGCAGGAATAAAGCCAACTAGCTCCCGTCCTACCACGTCAGCCGCGACATAAATATCTGCGGCGAGGTCTGTTAATACGTTAGCCATTGGGGCTACTCCTTCATTCGTTTACAATTTTACCTTTGCCACGAACGAATAAAGCTCTGTCTTTTTGCGACAATTCATCGAACTGGCTTCGGCTCATTTCCTTAACTTCAACACTAGCCCCGCCCGTGCTTCGGGTAGCCCCACCACCCTGAGATTGAATGCCATCAACCAAAAAAGAATATTCAGTCTTAATTTTGGCACTCAGGTCATCCAAAGATGATACCGTCAACTGACCATTATCATCAGTCACCCGGATTTCATTATCTACAAGGGTCAGCCTCTGGCTGATTTCCTTTTCTAGGATTTTCGCCTTCTGTACGTCCTTTGTCAACGTCCCGGCAAGCCGCAACGCCTCAGACTTGATGGTCTGTTGTTGCTGGCTCTGAATCATCTCATTGAGCCGTAAGTTGATCGATTCATTTTCGGCTTTTTGGCTTTCATATAGTTCTTTGTATTGGCCGTTTTCTTGGGCTTGCTTTTCTTTTTCATCGCGTGCTTTGGCATCTGCTTGCTCCTTCGCTTTTTGAATCGCTTTCTTTTCAGCTAACAATTCATCATTTTTGGATTTCAGACCAGCTATTTCCTGATCTAATCTTTCTTGGACTTTTGCTTCAATCGTTGATTCGATTTCGGTTTGTAGTTTTTCCTTTTCAGTATCTTCGATTTGAAGGTCTTTCAATGTTTCCATGCTTCACCTCTAGTTTGCGTGGTTGCGGCTCTGCCGCGTTATAAGTCTATGCCTTGTCCGATCAAAGTGAATATCTCACCATAATCGCCTTGAATGTCTTCTGGGAGCTTTGACACAAGACCCCGAATGATATCTAAATCTTCATTGTTGATATTATCAGATTTATCAAATATCTCTTCAATCTCAGTGATGATACTCTGTTGTTCACTTGTAAGCATTTGCAATCATATCCTCTATCAACTCAATAAATTTGGGACTACATCGTTGCCTTTGTCCTAAAAAATAAGCACTGAAGTTTTCAGCAAACCACTCAACTGTCTTTGTCTGTCCATATTGGCTTGGTGATGTTTCCTTCAACTCTTTGCGCGAACTTTTCCACAATTTATTCATCCGTTGTTCGATCGGGCTGAAGTTATTCCACTCGCGTGTTGCTAATCTTTCATTAAATTTGGTTGGGCTGAACTTGTAGGTCTGGTGAACATGATGAGCAAACTCATGAATCATCGTTGATCTGTAGGTGTCGAATCGTGTTTCCTGATAACTTGCGACACTCCACGGTTTGTTTTCTGCATCTCCTTGGTTCCATGCAGATCGGTTTGTTGCCAACTTACGTCCTGCTGTATCATCGGTAGCGAGTCCGGACACTCTTCGACCCATGAGTTTCTGATTGATCGATAAGGTTGCGTCACCCATTGAGGCGTTGACTCGTGTTCCTCGTCTGGTTTGCATTCCTCTAAGTTTAGGTATATTGAACAATCGAGATAGGCTGTCAAAATCTTCTAAACAAGCCTCAGTAGCGACCGCGATATCGTCATCAAATCGAGAAACGGAACCCCAATTCTTTTTACCTGAGTATCGCGTATCTGAATACTGTCTAGGATCTGCATTGCCTTCTTCCACATATGCCTTAAGACGTTTTCTTGCTTCTTTTGGTGTCTTGAATTGAATCTCTGATGTCGGTCTGAAAGTATATGTCGGTGCTTCTGGGTCTGGCAATGTCGGTCTGATTGCTTGTTGTATCGTGGTTTGATTGAATGTGATATCTCTGTCTTTTAACTCTTGCAGTGTCAGAGTCCGACCATCGCTGTCGATAAATCGGGATAAAGGCAAACGCTGTTGAGCGAACAGGCGTTGACGCTCTTTGCCCAGCACCTCAATCTGAAACTCTTTGGACTGCTTCCTTAACCATTGCTCATAATTGAGTTTTGCGCTGACCACCCCACGCCCTGACGATCCCACCGCACCTCTTTGTCCCTCAACATCGAGTTCAAATTCTTTCTTGACCTTGGGGACAATGGTAGAGCGACAGCCAAAGTGGGCTGGCGGCTTCGGTGATCTCTCAGGATTATCAGATATCGGATAGATCAAACCATCTCGACTCATACAAATGAACGTAGTACGGCTATCGAGAGTGGCGACCCATTGGTATCCCTCAAGAATATCAGCGTTTTCCTTCAACGTTTCGTTTCGAGCTTGTACAGCTAAGTGGTTAGTCCCTGTCCTAATCAACGTTTTGACCTGATCTTTCTTCAGGCTGACATGATCTTTGATGTCATTCACGATTTGCGGTGACGTGCGACCTAACGCAAACCCATCGCGCAGAACTTGCAAGAATTGGCCTTGCGCTTGCTGACCAAAGGCACTGATCAACTGACCAAAAGATTTAGCAGATCGACCTGGCTGTAAGGCCATGACATCAGTTAGGTATGCAGATCGGAGTTGCACAGGGTTGGGTAGATCAAAATCGACTCCAGTAGCTTGCGAAAACGCCGCTGTACTGAACTCTGACTCGTATTGAATGAATTCGTTTGCAAAATCTTCTGTTGATACTCCAATCTCTTGATAAACTTCTGCCGCATAAAGTTTGAGATCATTGAGGATTCGTTGGTAGCGGAACTGCTGGAACTCAGTCAAATCGCCCTCTAGTTTGCGTTCAACTTCAGCGATTAGTTTTTCTAGCTCAATTCCTACTTTATTCACCTGACCACCAGCTAGACGCTGGATGAAAATTTGATGTCGAGTGAGCGTGTCAAACAGATCGTCAGACACATTAGCTCCATTTGACTTTGTCTGCCCAAAATGCGGCTGACATCTTACCCTTTGCTATGTTTTTGGCGTGTCTGGCCTTAAATGCCTTTCGTTTTGCTTTCATGGCTTCTGATTCTCCGGCCTTGGGCGCGCCAGATGTTTTAGCACCTTGCTGACCGAATCGAATCAGTTTTACCTTGTCGCCTTCCTTTGCAAGCACGACATGAGATTTCTCAGGATGTCTAGGTGTCCTCTTCGGCTTGTTGAAGCCTTCAAGATTGAATCTTTCAAGTCTAGGATCTTTCGCCATTACCTTTTCGCTCGTTTCTTGGCGGTTGCTGATAGCTCGCTCATGTGGAATAGAAATTTACTGGTGCTTGTATGCCTCGCTCCTGACATTAGCCGACCTGATGCATCCTTATGAGTCTTACCTGTAAACGGCTTACCGTCCCGAAAATAGTGTTTAGCTCCTGCAACCATTACTTTCTCCTTTTCCTGACCTTGCGTAAATCTGCCGCTGTTATCTTATCCCGTGGCGGTTCAACCCTCGCTAATCGCTTTTGCTTTGCGGAATATGATTTCTTACCTCTAGGCTTTGGCATTACTTCTTCGCCTTCTTTGCTTTGCGAAACTTTTGAATCGCTTCCCATTGCTTTGAATCGACTGATCGAGCCTTACCGCCTGTCAGGACTGAATTGACTCGTGCCATTGCCCATTGACTGACTGAGACTCCAGGTCTGCGTCCTGATGTGACTGCGGCTCCAACTCCCTTGTCATAAATCTGCTTGAGTGCCGAATACGGTGCATTCGCTTTCTTCGCTTTATTCTGCAAAGCCTTCTTTGTGCGTTCATTAATTTTTACCGACATTGAAACGCCTCCGGAATGCTTTTGTGTATGGTGATTCTGGTGTCTTCTTACGTTTGCCTTTTGAATCTCTATCGCCAGCCAACTCGCCTAGTAATCGACCTTCTTTCTGCATCTTCTCTAACTGAGCGAGTCGTTTGCGTCTGGCCTCACCTGTTAGCCCTGCGAGATTC